CCAACTACTATTTTGACTTCCGTTTTTTATATTGAGTACTTGAGGATGAGCATATAATGTAGAAGGTGTTCCACTTCCACCACCTGGCTGATAATTACTAACACTATCATAAGTTAAGGTTGGAGTTGTTCTCAATTCTACAGGATAAGCAACGCTTAAGAGATGATCACCATATCCACCACTACTAGAACTATAACCACCAGAAGCTATACCTCGTAAAAGTATCTTTTGATAATATCTTTTACATAATGCAAGTTCTTCTCCATATAATTTATAATCAAATGGTGTTGCCTCAGTTCCAATTTCTAATTGCACTCCAGTTATATCAACATATGTAGATGTAAATAATTCAACTCTTCGTACTTCTTCAACTGGGCCCAATCTTTGAGCACCTTGCCAATCATAATTACTAAGACCACCAGTAATACTAGTTCCCATACTAAACATAAGGTAACAACCATTACCTGTTGTTGTAGTCCAAGCACCATCACGACAAGGAGGTATATGTACAGTTTTATATTCCCATTCATTTATTGCCTCAATATCTACATACCAAGGAAATGCTCTATTTTGACCAGCATTTTCCAAAGATCCACCAAATTTTCCTGGAGCATTTGTTCTTACCCAAAAAGATAAAGTCAATGGTTTTGCTTCTTCTGTTCCAAATTGTGTCTGTGAAAAAACATTACCTTCAATAGGTTGCCAAAACAAGAAAAATTCAGAAGTTCCTACAGTATGAACAGCAGCAGTTTGAAGACGGGCATAATATGCTGAAAGATTGCCAGGAATCTCACCATCACTCTTTTGAGTAATAGATATTTTACTACCATTACTTATTACTCCTTTCCAACGATCTAAAGATCCATAACCTGATGATGATGGTGTATATGTTGATGCTCTCTGAGCTATTCTCATACACCCATTGATTACCATATTTCTACCAGTGCGAATTCCAGGATCCTTTGTAACACTGTAGTCAATACTTTGGTCTAATTCTTTATAAGGAGATTCCCTTAAACTTGATCTAGTATTAAATTCTGGTTTTGTCGCTCTTAATACCATTTTATTGCTCCGCTATTAGTCCATCTGATGAGGAAATACATGTAGTAATTGCTGTGTCAGTACTATTTACACGTCTTAATCCACGGAAATCACTTCTCCCACTTGATGTTCCTACAGATAGAGTATCAGTTATTCTATCATAAGATGTAGCCAATATAGTATCTGAAGTACCACTTAGTGTACATTTAGCATTGTTAGTGAATAGTTGTTTTTCATCATCATAAATTCGTCTGATTCTATTTCCACTAAGAGCACATCTCTGTATCTTAACCATACATATTCCACCTCTTAAGTGATACTGAGCACTATTACTACCACCATATCTTCCGATAGTTAATTGTTGTGCTTCACCGAATGTGCCATCCCAATCAAAACCATTCCAAACATTACGACTGATTCCAGTTGCTCTACCATTCTGATACAATGTAACATGTTTTCCTAACATTCCAACAGCAACCAGATGAGTCCATCCTGGTTCAGTTACAGTTCCATAAGCAGAAACACTACCATCAGCAGTTCCACCCTGATCGTAGATGTAGAAATATGGTATATTAGAATTACTAATCATCATCTGCCAACCATGTATGGAAGATCCTCCACTGGCATTAGCATGTCTGTTCCAATGTATAAGTGCTTGATAATCATTGACAGCAGATGATGGTCCTTTAACCCAACAAGAAACAGTAATATTGGGATGATTACCATAAGCAAGATCACTATTATATGGTTGTATTAGATAATTATCACGACTGAATCCATGATAATAATGCAATTCAGCATTTTCTGCAACAGGACTAGTTCTTATAATTCCTGTTGCACCGAGTCCTTTAGCATTTCTTGTACGATCATGATCTTCGACTTCATAAAGTTTGATCTGATCCCACTTACCCCAAGCACCAGCATTGGATGCTGTTTGTAATGTAATAAGAAGATCAGTACCTGTTGCAGTAAAATAGTGAGTCCATACATCATTTGAATTAGCACTCTTCCAACCTGAATTATCACCATTTGCTCCACCTAATGTCACAATAGTAGAATAATTTGATCCTCTGAATGATGCACTGAAAACATATTTTCTACCAGAAACAAGACGGTATACATTATATTCTGCTCTTGCGAAATTTCCATCATTACCTGCATCGTGGACTTTTATGCTCTTATAATCACCATCAGTAACAATACTCAATACAGCATTAGCACCAGATCCACCACCTTGAGAACCACTCCAATAAGTAGTATTATTACTTATTTTAAAATCACCATTGAGAACATGATTTCCACTGTGAGTTCCTGTCCTATGAGTACCTAAGTCATAAGTTTCTACCAATGAGACATTATCCCAAGTATGAGTACCACTACCAATACCATATATTACCACATATGGATTGGTTATTGTAGCAACCCATACTAAACTTTTTGTTTGATCGCTATTACCAGTCGTATCACCCATTACCATATTAGGTGCTGCTGAACTACCATGTTGTCCAATGTATGCAGAAGTGGTTCCAGTTTTATGTGTATAACTAAACTTATATTTTTTTCCTACGGTAAGACCTGTTATTTGTTGAGTAATCTGATGATTACCACTGGTAATATTATATGAAAAAACACCACTACTTACACTAAATGTACCACCTCCACCACCTCCCCATCCATTAGTTCCGTTGGATGCATCACCATTAATAACAAGATTTCTACTTTGTTCTGGGCCTAAAATCTTTTTATGAGCAGGACAACAAAGAACTTGGGTATTTTTATAAGTATTATCAGAATTACAACCAATAGCCATCCATCCAGTATTAAAATCTTTAGTTATATAAGCACCCAAAGAATCTGCACAATGAGTTGATGCACTACCTGAAGTAAAGTTTTTTGAATTTCCTCTGTAATTAGCTCTTTCTATTAAATTTAATCCTGAGTTCTGCCCTATAGCAAAATCTCTACCCTTCATTGCTGCAATAGTAGTCTTACCACTTGTTGATAACCTAATCGTATTAACACATCTCGACTCATTAGCACTTTGAGATACACTTGGACTATAATTGTAATAGTAATATACTTCTTGCCAAGTAGCATAACTAGCAAAAGTTGCTCCAGTTAATGTATGATGACTATTTCTGTACACAACACCAGCATTACCAGAAGTATTATTTAATGCTGCAATAACACCACCAGTATCATCAAATTTTATTTTATCAACCAGATAAGTTGCATGATTATCACTATTTCTAACTATCCAACGACTTGGAGATGCTCCAGCCCATGTTCCTCTAAGAATACTAAGACCAGTTAGACCACCAAGAGCAATTGTTGGTCTTGGTAATCCTCTCTCTGGATCTATAGGTGCATCAGGTTCAACCATCATATCAACACATTTCATATTATCACATTTCAAATTACCATCAAAATAATCTTTCATGCCAAATGTCACAGAAGGATCATTTCTATTTGCAATATGTGTGTAATTATATCTGAAATTACTTGTAGTTGTTCTCCAGTTATAATATTCATCAGTAATAAGATCAATGAATACTGCAGGGATAGTTTGATCTTGTGTGGCAACTATCAGACCATTTTTTGCACATACTCCAGTTCTATTCGCACTTCCCCATATACTTTGTCCTGCTAATTCTTTGAATGTCATCCATACTGAAAGGTTTGGATCATCACCATCATATATTATAAGACCGTCACCACCATTTCCTACTGCAATTACTGCTAAAGATGGAAATTCCTTTCTCTGTCCTCTTCCGTCTCTTCCTAATTCCTCAGTATACCAAGATTTATCTTGACACTTATGTCTCCATGCACCACCATCAGAATCTAACTTAGTATCATATACAAAAACATCAGTAATAGTCTCCTGTGATCTTGCTTTGATAGCAGATACCAATCCTGGTTCTACTTTAGTAAATATAGCATTATCAGGATCTTGATAGGCCAATCCACCCAACATTGCATTGGTGGGTACCTGACTATTTCCAATTCCGACTAAATTAGGCATTAGTTATTTCTCTCCTGTTGTATTTATTATGATGTTAGAGTAATCAATTGACTGTTAGGCAACTTAACTGGATAGTACATAAATCTAGCAATATGACCACCAATTTGATTCGCACCACCAGTACCACCAATTCTTAAATTATCAATCGTTGGCATTGTAAATGTAGTGGTATTTGTATTTGCAGATCCATTTACATATG